AGAAGAATAAACGTCGTTGTTGTTTGTTTTGTTTCTAATATATTTACTAGTGGATAATATTTATTTACTCAACACCATTCCTATCCAATATGGGTGAGCTGTATGTTTGCACGGAATCCTTTCCGTGCACTTAATCATATAAAGCCTCCAAATGTATATAAACATACAAATATACAATATGTGGTAATCCAATTATATGAATCAATTTTGCTTGCCTCAGGTTTGAAACTGGCACTCGTTTAACGTCTGAGTTTGACGGATGTTTATACTGATCACTCAGTTTCGTCAATATAAGTTGCGTGCCAATTTAACACACGATCGTTGTATGATTCTTCTAACATAGTACACATGTGAGTAATACCTGCTTTTGCAGCAACCTCACACATTTGTGTCCTACGTTTTTCATACACCACCTCACCGTGGTTAAACCATTCACGTAAAGCACCATCTATATTGACGGCACACGCCTCCTTGGGTGTTAGAGGCGCATTCTTGGGTCGTAAATAACAATGAAGAGACTTCATTATACTTGAATCTACTAGAGCTCCAATATTTACACCCAACTGGGAATGATACACACTAAATCGTTTCAAAAATTCAAAATCATCAGGTTTCAAATAATCAATCAATTCACTATCCTTATCAGGCATAGTATATTTTTGACCATAAGTTTCCAAAAATTCAGCACATCCTTTAATATTAAAATTAGGATATTTTTCTGAAACAGATCCAATATTATCATCACCATATGTCATAATCTTAGCCGCATCACGAAATGCAATACTAGAACTATATTGTGTATAAAAATAAGCACGCAAATTCAGGCTACCACTAATTCCGTTCAATATCACTGTTAATGAATTGCCCGAAATATGTGTGCCTGATTGCAAGCCTACTAAATCTCCATTGAATGCTATCAAGGAGTACACAATATCGCCAGCCATAGCACTCATAATGTCTCTATCTTCCTGACTATAACCCATTACCTCAGCTAAATCAATTAATATACGTAAAGACGCTATTAATAATTGCGAAGGTAATTTCTGATCATATTTACTATAATCGCCACCGAATAACCTATTCTCACCAAAAGTCATAACATGATGGTGGAATTCCTCCCATTCCGGACCATGGCAATTAATACCAACGGCACATTCCGAAACTAATGGATTCATTTGAAGAAAACGAATAACTGGTAAATAATATCTTCTCACCAAAAAGGTAAGAGATATAGGATTACCGTAAAATATTCTACACTTTCCCTTTGCAACAGGCAAAGCTTCATCCTTCTTGCAAGCTTTAGCAATCGTATACGCACGCTCACCGCGTTTGTAATATGCTAATACTCGCTCAATATCGTCCATAATTTCCTGCGTAAACATCCTTTGCGGATTTCCCTCCTTCGTAGGCTCTAAATCAAAAGTATATCTAGATTTAGGTCCTGTTAAAGGATAACCTATTGACGTTTTAAAATTAATTGCGTCAATAAATCTGCAACCTGGAATGCCGTTAACATTATGTATGTCTGTCAGCGGAGTAGTCTTCCACTGTAACTTATTCACCAACGCCAACAAAGGCGCTTTATAATCGTGAACAGCTACATTTAATAATTTATGTGGAAATGGCTCACCTGGATGACTGGCATTAGCCATAGCTAACTGCCATCCGTACCATTCTGGTTTCATTTTCGGAGCACCCCAAATATTCTCCACTCCCGTCACTTCTGTAACAATATGTGAAATTGGGGTACGTCTAATATCTGATCTAGACGTAACAGCTCCCATACATGAACCATAATACGAGAATTGTGATCCTTCTGGTAAATAGTTGACAGGACTCTTCTCATGTAGACCGGCTTGTGTAGTAACACCCGCACCCATTACTGTTTGCGTAAAATGTTCTCCATCACCAGTCTGCAATACGCCATCAATATTTTTAATATACTGAATAGCGTCTAATAATTGTTTATTAGTTAAAGTTCCCATACAACCATATGGTGTTCCTTGTCTTCCACCTAAATGTAATCCTGTTATCATAGGTGTTCTAGTCTGTGAGATTAATGTTGCACCACATAATCCTCCGAACGTGTTCATAGAAAGATTTCTATAAGAACCCCCCTTAAAACTACATGATCCGTTCGATACTATATTCGCTTCACAACTTCCATGTGCAACAATCAATTGTCCATTTCTTTGTCTCCATATCATCTC